TACATTAACCGATGAGCAGAAGAAGCAACTGAAGGGTGCTATTCAAGAGATTAGCAATTCCATGTTGCGTTCTGAAGCAGAGCGTGATTTGATTCGAGAAATCGTAAAGGAACAATCTCAGGAATTACAGATTCCAAAGAAGATTATCAATAAGATCGCACGTACATTCCATAAGCAGTCGCTGACTCAGGATATCCAAGACCACGAGGATTTTGTTGAAATCTACGAAAAGGTTACAAAGTAATCCTTTTGGTTTACAAAAATAGTGCTTGCCTTTTATTGCGACTTGGGGTATAATAGATACATATTATGGAGGTATGAAACCTATGGCTACAGCTAAGAAACGCATGAAAGGTCATGCACTGATTGCAGCAAAGACAGCTGCAAAGTCGAACGAACCGACTGTCACACAAGAGAATTATAACACTGAACTGAATACCGCACTGACATGGTATACTGAGCACTACAACGAGAAGCAACTTCTCAAGTTTGCTCTGGAATACTTTGTCGCACTTGGTAACAAGAAGGCAGTCCTTGCCATCAATAAAGCATCGGATTTTGAAGTCCGTCAGCTTGGCATCATCTGTCGTCTTGCATCACGTGAGCAGTATCTCGAAGATAAGCACACCAAATTTATCGCTGAAACAGCCGATACACTCATCTCTAAATACTCTAAAGAGAAAGTGGTAGTAAAGGCTGATGCAAAACCTGCAGCACCAGTGGTTAGCATCCAAGATCGTATCGAAGAAAAGGCTAGGGATCTAGCTGGAGAAATCGAGGGAGCAATTGATGAGTTTATCACGAACAAGAAGTCTGACTTCTCAGCGAAGAATTATCTTCTGGCACAGTCAGCATCAGCACCAGTTGCTAAACGAATCGGAGAATTCTATGTCCGACTCTACAACGAACTCGCTGACGCAATCAATCAAGAAGACGAACAACTTGTCGAAGGATACTCAAACTTCAACAAGCGAGAGCTAAAAGCATTCCATAAGTTTGTTGGCGTCATCATTGAAGACTGTGAACAGATGGTGCAAACTGCGAAGGCAACTCGTGCACCACGTAAGCGCAAGGCAACTCCACCAAGTAAGGTAGTGGGCAAACTCAAGTACCTGAAGGAATTCGCCGAACTCAACCTCAAATCTTGTAAACCAGAAGACATTCTGTCAGCGACAGAACTGTGGGTCTATAACACTAAGTACCGTAAGGTTCAGGTGTACAAGGCAGATGTTGGTACGCTATCAGTTAAGGGTACAACTATTCTTGGATTCAGCGTCAAGGACTCTACGTCTCTGACACTACGCAAGCCAGAAGAATTCTTCAAGAATCTCTCACTGGGTAAGCGTGCATTGAATGCAGCGATTAAGAAAATTACGACCAAGCCAAGTACACCGAATGGTCGTGTGAATGAAGAGTGTGTACTGCTTGGAGCATTTTGATGATTTTAGTAGATTATAGTCAGGTGGCACTTGCTGCCATCTTGACATTCCAACGTGAGTTGAAGGGTGATGAGGCTGAGGTGAAGAACCTTATCCGTCACGTCACCTTGTCCACTCTCAAGTCGTACAAGAAGAAGTATGGTAAGGAATATGGCGAACTCGTAGTCTGCTGTGATGGACGTAAGTATTGGCGCAAGGAAATCTTTGAGCACTACAAAGCATCACGTAAGAAGAACCGAGAAGCCAGCGACCTTGACTGGAAACTTATCTTTGATACTCTATCAGAGATGCGTGACGACATTGCAAAAGTTTTTCCGTATCGTGTGATCCACGTTGATCGTGCCGAAGCAGATGACATCATTGCCGTGATGACGGAATGGGTTCAGACCAACGACTTGGTTGTCGAAGGATTGATGGAAGAGCCACAGAAGGTATTAATCCTATCTTCTGACAAGGACTTCAAGCAACTCCAGCTGGCTCCATTCTCATCTGGAAATGTACGACAATGGTCACCGATGCAGAAAAAGTTTATCACTGCAAGTAAGCAAGAGATTTTGGAATTTACTATTGAGCATATCGTTAAGGGTGACTCAGGTGATGGTATTCCAAACATCCTCTCCAAGGACGATGTGTTTGTCGTTGGCGAACGTCAGAAGGTAGTTTCTTCTAAACGTCTTGCTGAGTTTATGGAGAAAGGTATTGATGCTTGCCGAACTGACGAAGAAAAACGAAACTGGCAACGCAACACTAAGCTAATTGCTTTTGATAACATCCCACAAGATGTTAAGGAATCAATTATTGAAACATACATAAGTAGTAAACCAAAGGGTGACAAGATGGCGATTATGAACTATCTTATTGAGCACCGTTGCCGACTACTACTTGACGAAATAGAGGACTTTTAATGCGAGCAAAATACCTAACTGAACTGTTGAAGGAAATCAACGAAGATCCTAAGAAGATCTCCGAGAACAAAGATAACTTCTTACTGAAGGTTATCTGTGCCCACTCATTCCTACCAGCATATAAGTTTGCACTACCAGAAGGTGAACCACCGTTCAAACCAACTTCAGAACCACTTGGTATGACACCAACTAATCTGTACACAGAGTGTAAAAAGTTTCATGGTATTTTCTGTAACGAGAAACTAAAGCCACTGAAGAGAGAAGCCCTCTTTATTGGATTGCTTGAAGGTATCCATCCATCTGAAGCTGCAGTCTTGATTGCAGTTAAAGACCAAAAACTAACGAAACTGTATCCAAAGATTACTTGGAAGCTAGTTTCCGATGCAGGCATCATCCCAGCCCCTCCAGAGAAAGAGAAAAAGACTCCAAAAAGTGCTTGACAAATAACCCGATTTAGGGTATAATTTATACTATGGAAAAGCCTACTCTTGAATTCTTTGCAACGCTGGGTCAATATGTATACCAATACATTGATGCAGATGGCAAACCCTACTATACTGGTAAGGGTAATGGCGATCGTTGCTATGCCCACGTAGCTGAAAAGGGTTTTAATCCCGAAGAATGCTACATCGTTGCAAGGAATCTTGAGAAGTTTGAAGACAAGAAAGACTGGCAGTCATTCCTGTTGGAATCCTATTTGATAGCAACGCAGAATCCAGACGGCAACAGTGTCGCTGGTCACTACAAGGAGTGTTTTATTATGGCATCATTGTCCTCGGTTTTCGGTAATTACAAATCAGAACAGCACGACATGTTCGAAGCACTACCTGATTGGTATGTCGAGAACTACGATACATTCCGTGGTCGTCTCCGTGAGTTGAAGGTAAACGCATCTACTGCATTCTTCATCTCCAACGCACGCAACCGTATGTACATGATGTGGTGGTGGGCTAACACTGAAGATCCTATCAAGGTGACTTTTGAAATCAATGCATCTGGCGAACAGTTGGATGAGTACGTGAAGAACCTTAAAGTGTTCTTGAAGAATAATGGTTACAATAAGACTCACGCTGAAGATAAGGCTAACAAGCTAACTATTTTTGTTGATGATGCTGCTGGTATCGTTTCTCTGTTTTCTGAATTTTGTTCTTAAGGATATATTATGCCAAATTGGTGCGACAACTCCGTAACGCTACGTAACAGCGACAAGTCTAAGGTTGATGCCCTTGCTGCATCTTTGGAAGGTGAAGATAAAGCATTCCTGAACCACCTACGTCCTAACCCAACTGGTGAGTGGGAATACAACTGGTCTATTGAGAACTGGGGTACAAAGTGGGAAGCTGGAATCATCGACTGGGAACGTCGTGATGATAACGAGGTTTGGGTATCGTTTGACTCTGCTTGGAGTCCTCCAACTACAATTTACGAATACCTTGTTGAACAGGGTTGGGAAGTAGAAGCAGTCTATCACGAACCTGGAATGTGCTATGCTGGTCAATACACCACTGATGGTGGTGATGACTACTACGAATACGATCTGAACGATCCAGAATCTATCGAAGATCTGCCAGAAGACGTGATTGAGTTTGGCAATTTGCGTGATGCTGTCAACGACCATATCATCTACAAGTTGGAAGAAGAATGGGGTGATGCAGAACGCACCGAGTGGTATGACGGTAGCGTTGCACCTGCACGTGATGGTTACTACGAAGTCACCACTAAGGGTTGGGATTTTCCTCAATTCGTTAAGTGGGATGGTGACCACTGGGGAGCTTATAACGAAATTTCAAAATGGCGTGGGCTAGTCAATGATCCTAATGAATGGGATCCTGTGGCAACATTGGAAGCGATTGTGAATGAAACAAAAGTGGATTGATGCATTTATGGATACAGCCGAGCGTTTTGCTCAGCTGTCTTCTGCAAAACGATTACAGGTTGGTGCGGTTGTCGTAAAGGACAACCGTATCATCTCTATTGGATACAATGGAACACCTGCTGGGTGGGACAATAATTGCGAAGAGTACGTGTCGCTATCTGACGACACTGTGGTAAATAGAACAAAGGATGAGGTAATCCATGCGGAAGCCAATGCGATTGCGAAACTCGCTCGTGATGGTGAGTCTGGTCTACATACTGATCTATTCTGTACTCATGCTCCTTGCATTCAGTGCGCCAAGATAATCTACGGTGCTGGCGTGAAGAAGGTTTATTACCGTAATACATATAAAGATACCTATGGTATCGAATTCTTAGAAAAATGTAACATTGAAGTGGAGAAAGTATGACAGAAGAAACGAAGGTTGTTGAGCAACCTCAAGAAGCACCACAAGAACTTGGACCACATCTAGTGACTCCAGGGATTATCCCATTATTCGCTACACCACTGATTGCTGGTGAAGTTAATGACATTACTATCTGCGATCGACTAGAAACTCTAATCCGTAAAGAAATGGAAGAGAAGCGTGGTCGTTTCGAGGCAGGTAATTTCACTACGGACGATCTCTTGCATACTCCAGGTCGTGGGTTTGAGGAATTCTCAGATCTCGTTCTAAAAGAAACTAACAACTTCTTGGATTTCCTTGGTGTTAAACGAGAAGGACACTACATCAGCGGTATGTGGGCTAACGTGACTAATGCGAACCATCGCCATCCAGTGCACATTCACCCAAATAGTCTATTGAGTGGTATCCTCTACATTAAGACGCCAGAGAAATGTGGTCAAACAGCATTCACAGATCCACGTCCAGCAGCACGTGTCTTTGAACCATCTTATGAAAAGATGACTGAGTGGAATTCTGGCTTGTTCCGTTTCCCACCAAAGAAAGGTACAATGTTGCTTTGGCCAAGTTGGATGCCACATGGAGTTGATCGTGGCTTCGTGGAAGATGAAACAGAGGATCGTATCGTTATCGCATTCAATGTGATGATGGTCGGTAGTATTGATACAATGACAGCAAAATTGGAGTTAAACTAATGAGTGGACAACAACCATATCGTATTCGTCTAGTAGGCGATAATTTCCCAAAGTGGGTTCGTGAAGTTTATGAAGCAGCAGTTCCAGGAAACGACTCTCCAGATAAAGTTTCTCTGATGACTGAGGGTAAGTGGAAGGTAGTTTACTTCTATCCAAAGGACTTCACATTCGTGTGTCCAACTGAGATTGTTGAGTTCGATAATCTCGTACCAGAGTTTGCAAAGCTAAACACTCTAGTGTTCGGTGTATCACCAGACAACGAGTACTGCAAACTCGCATGGAAGGCTAGTCACCCACAGTTGAAGAACTTGCAACATCCTCTATTGGCTGATGCCGATAACGGTCTTGCAAAAGAACTAGGTATCGTTAGCGAGTACG